CGTTCTGCTGAACAGCAGGTAATACACCGTTAAGGTATTTGGGTGCCGGGATCGCCTGATCCTTTACCTTATCAGTAGTGCAGAACCACTTCGGAACACGCCTCATTCTGATCTTGCCGTCATACTCGCTCTCTTCTTCACCGAAGACCACGCCGACAAATTTATTTTTGAACTGCTGCGCCCATGCGTTGCCGCCCCATGCGATCGTGTAGTTGTTGGACTTTTCAACACATGTGCAGAAGGTCTTAAACGCCCTGCTTGTCTTGTTCGGGTCGTTGTAATCGTTGACCATGATGTACTTCGTGCCGGCAAAGGGCCATTTCTTATCTTCGCGGTCATCATTGTTGAACTGCTTTGCAAAATATCCTTCCTGCTTGTCGGGGCTTGTGAAGTCGTAGAGCACGACGATCATATCTTTGCCGGTGCTCGACTGCCTTTCTGCTACCTGTTTGATAATGGCGTAGTGCCCGCCGAGTTCTACCGGCGTAAACTCTCCACTTGCCTGCGCTTCATCGTATCCACTGGGTTTCTGCATATTAATCCTCCTTGTATTCTTCTATCTCTCTGACTTTTTCCATCAGAGCAACAATGTTTTTGTTTTCGCTGTAATGTCTGTGGAAACTTTCGGGCGTATGATCAAACGGCCCGTTCTTCTTCCCCGCTTCCTGTCTCAAAGGGTTCTTCCCTCTGACTTTTTCGCCGTAATACTCATCAAGGAACTGCTCTACTGTCAGCCCTCTGACTTCCGCATCGAAGAACAGCTCATACCGTTTATTCCGTACAAATAACTGCACGTCGTTCGGGTCGATGATTGGCGGCTTGTCTATCTGGAAGTCTCGGAAGTATTCGTCGAGCAACTGCCTGCACACATCCCGACTGCAAAGGTTGGGCGCTTCAGGATCCTTGCAGATTAATCTGTCGCGCTTCCAGTAGGCAGAGCATAACCTTGCAGTGTGGTCGATGTCGTACACGTCCCAGTGTCCTTCTTCTTTGCCCTTCCAGAAGAAGCTCTTACTCCAACTCTGATGAAAGTCTTTATGGCACTGGTCGCAGAGCGTGATCACGTCCCGCATGCGCTCATGTCCTAACCTCTGATAATGCAGATGATGTGTTTGGAATGGCGCGTTGTGCAGGTCTTTATGACATATCACGCATCGTCCGCCGTCAAAATCGAAACGCGCCTTGCGTATCGTCTGCCATCTCGGATGTGACCTGATGTAGTCGTTATAATCAATCAGCGTCCCATCTGGCAGATAGGCAATTCCCATTTACGCATCACCCCCATTCAAGCCATAATATTCGCGGATTGCTTTATCTACTGCCTTGAGATCATTCGGGATTTCGACATCATCAAAGAGGCCCTCTGGTGTCTTAGCAGTGCTCATTCCTTCTGCCTGCGTGTAGAACTTGTGATCCTGGCAGTAAAGAACGATGTCAAAGCATCCCTCAAGTGTCAGCTTTTCATCGAGCATGCGTCCGATCGTCTTTGCTTTCTCTCTGCCGTCCGTGTCGGATTCAGAGTGATGCAGGAAGTAAACAATCTTGTCATCGTCAGGCATGTCATTGACGAAGTGAACCAGATTGCGGAAATTGACGGCAATGTCAGTAAACTTGTCATACCCCTTTTCCTTGCTCCGATCGAAAAGCTCATTCACAAGCAGATACTGCGAATCATCAATAATAATGCTCTTGGCTTTGCTCTTGTTAATGATCATCTCGATCCATGCATACTTAGCAGCATTCAGCTGAGCATTTGTATTGACAGTGAAGTCCTTCGGGATCTTGACCGTCTTAATGTCTGTCTTGAACGGAAGTCTGCCCTTCTCCACACTGATTACGCCGACCTCATCGGCTTTGAAGTTCTTAATTGAATAGGTCTTACCGCTCCCAGACCTTCCAATAACGAAAACTGGAATAGAAATAAGTCATCCCTCCTCTCTGCGCCAGATATATCCGCCCGCTGTTTTTCTATCGCCGTGTGCAACTCTTAATATGTTGCTTTGGGAGATTCCCGTTTGTCTGCTCGCTTCTTTTGCAGATTCGAACGATTTTAAAGCATTGCCGCTTTTGTCGTACATTGTTACGGGTATGGAAACTGCTTTGCCGTTTTCTCTGGCTACAACTTTGTAAATAGGTTTCGAATAATTAATGTTTGCGTGGCGCGTTTTTGCGCCGTTTCCATAGTTCATGTTGTATTTGGCGGTGCACCACTCCAAATTATCGACGCTGTTGTTTCTGGGGTCCTCATCAATATGGTTTACTTGAGGCAGATTAAGCGGGTTTGGAATAAATGCACGCGCTACAAGCCTATGGATTAATAACCGCTTGGACCTGCTTGAATTGAATAATTCAACCGATGCGTAGCCGGTTTTTGTATAGGCGGGTTTCAAATATTTATGCGTCTTTTCGCTCCATATACGTCCGTCCTCTCCGATTAAATAATCGGAATACCCTTGAACAGGAATCGCCATATTATTCTCCTTTCAATATCCGTATTTCTTCGCGTTGTAGTAATCATCAACAGGATCCTGTTCGAGGCAGTCATCGCAGAGGATGTAATCCAGTCCGCGAATGTAGACATGACGGTAGTAGTCGCCATTAATGACCGCCCCGCAGAGTGAGCAGTGCGGAAAGAATTTTTCTTCGTCTGCCTCTTCGCGGTCGTGGCGCTCAAAATCGGCGAGCGGGTCGTCACTGCGGTAACTCATTCGGAATCACCGCCTTCGTCGGGTGTCACGAACGGCAGGTCCTCTTCGACGTCTTTGGTCGATTCCAATACATCCTTTTCGATGATGTCCTTAAGTTCTGCGATGTCCCAGTAGATGTCTGAGGCATTGTTGGAAAGGTCGTCAAGTGACCTTGTAAATGCTTTCACGATGGTTCTGAGGTTTTCGGCGTCAGAGTTGTTTGCGATGTCTTTGAGCGCCTTAGAGATGCGACGGATTTCGAACAATCCGACAGTGTTGGTTTTGATGCTGTTAATCAGCTCCAGTGGTGTTTTAGATTTGCTCATGTTATAATCTCCTTAGTGAATATATTTTTGCTACTTGGCGTCCGTGGGAACTGGTACTTCCCTGTGACGCCTATTTTCGTGTCAGCACATTTGCACAGGCTATCAGCACGATAACTGCAATCAGTGTTATCGTCCCGCTTTCCGGGCTGTCGAGCATGGTTTCCGCACCACATCCGCAGATAAGCCATGCAAAGAAAAATATGATAGCTGCTACTTCTTTTGGCATTTCTCTCTCCTTTCCCGTTCACGACCATAGGCGTTGTGGCAGGCCGTTATCTTCCGCCCTAACCGGTCCGCAATCTCTCCCCACGTTTTGCCCTGCGCCCGCATCTGAAACATTTTGTCCATCTCTTCTTTTGTCCACATGATTTCCTGCATGCGGGGCTTGAGCACTTCCGCTTCTACCAGTGAACGCACCTTTGAGGATATGGCGCCTTTGGAAACTCCAATCTCTTTGGCGATTTGGGCAAACGTCAGACCCTCATGATGCAGGGCAATTAACTGCTCCTCCATTTCATCCGTCCACATGGTTAATTTGCGCTTGTCGATTTGCCTCTTCTTCCTTTTCGGCTCTGGGGCTAACTTAGCGCCGTACTCGGCAAAGCGTCTTACCACCTGGACAACCCTGTTCCGGTTATATCCGGAGATCTCGCTGATCTGTGACGCTGTTTTTCCTTCCCTTGCGAGGTCGAGGATCACTTTGATCTCCCTCTCCGCTTCCGCCGCTTTGGAATTGCTTTTGGTCGGCGGGATCAGCAGTTCAATCTGCGATGACGGGACGGAAGCCTCATAAGTGTTCTTTCCGTAGCCGTAAATGAAGTCATTCCGCACCGTCTTCGTGGCTGTCGGTGGGGATGGTGGAAGATGCCTTTTGATTTTCATTGAGTGCATTGATTTCTCTCCGTATCATTTCCAGTGTCTTGTATTCCGTGCAGATGCCTCTGCGCTCCATGCAGATGCGGTAGTAGAGGCATGGCTTGCACGGGCTATCGCTTATCCCCATTGCTCTGCCATTGCCTGTGCAATGCCTGAGAATGTTTTACTTCTGCTTTTTGCAGATCCACCCTTTCTGCTTGCGCCTTTGAATTTAGGATCATGCGTGCCAGAATAACTGCCACTGCTGCAATATGGTTTATGATCAGCGACATAATTTGTTGGTTGTAAA